AAAGTAAAAGTTGAAGTACTAGCTCTAATGTATTGATCAAACATACTCGTTCCCCCCACGTTCTCAATTAAGTGAAATCCTTCGTGGCGTCCGCCGGAGGCATTTTCATTACGAGAACGAATTATCCAGTAGGCACTAGTAGAGGTAAATCTAAGAACAAACCCCGCTTGTCCCTCATTGGCACCGACAACTAAATTTCCAGTAAGCGTTACGTCGGACGCACCAGCATCAGCAGTAGCAATTGTTTTAGTAGGGGGACTTGCTGTAATTACTGCGTAGTTTGATAAAATCTCAAAAGTACTGGTGTGGTTTGTCCAGCCATCGCCTGTGTTCATCGTATGGTCGTCTAGATCGACACCATCGTCGTCTGTGAATGTGTCGTGCAGCAGGGTTGATGGAACATATGCGGCTCCCCGACTGCCAGCCCCAATAGTCCCTGATATAAGTCCTCTATGTAACATTATCCTACCGTCACAGTCGTACCAAGGATGACAACATCCGTACTGGCAGCCGTAGTCACCGTCACAAGGACGTAAAAGGTTTGGTTATTCGCCACCGTGTGCGTAAGACCCGTCTTTGAATCATTCACAAGATAATCAGCAGTTTTACTTAATTGTGTAATAGCACCTACCGAAGCATCCGTAGGCTGTGCAGCAGCAGCAGTGTGAACTCTAAGATCACCATCAATCGTTACGGTGTTACCAGCACTCTCAATCTGTCCAACAATACTCCAAGTAGTGATTATGTCCCCAACCTCAAGCCCTGAAATGGGTATAACAAGAGTGGAGGCACTCTGAGACGCGGGAGCCGTTGCCAAGTAGCCGATATCATCAGCGGCACCCACAACAAAGCCGGAAGTAGCCCCAACCTTGGCATGTGAACTAAAGATCATCTGACGAGTTGATCCAGTTGAATAGCCGTACCAAATAGTACCGCCGTCAACCGTAGTGAAGGTGCATATATCCACACCAGAAGCCTGGAGTACGGGGGCGTAACCCCCATTTGTAATCCATGTTACTGAACCGGGCCATACTATGCCGCTGTTTGATCCACCGTTAGTTAGGAAAAGCGTGAATGAACAGCCCTCATCAGATGCCGTAGGGTTATCAAACGTGAATGTGGTTGCGCTAGTATCTTGTGTCGCAGTAACGACATTACCAAGAGTTAGGTTAATGCTCTGTGTTCCACCACCTGTTCCACCGATAGCATTAGTTATTTCGCCGTAATCTTTAAGATTGATAGCAGAAACTGTTTTATCAGCACCATTAAGTGGTAATCCTAAACCAGCACCACGCTGAATATTTATGCTCATGGATGGTGAGGGGTGGTGGTATCAAGGGCTCTCATGGCTATGACCCTAACGTCGGGGTAGCACTCGGCTGTGAAAGAAGTGGATCATCCGTAAGGCCGCCAGTGATGTTCATGGAGGCCCGGCCCTTACGGCGTAAATCCGCCAGCCGCTGTTTTTTCGCTGCCGCAGCAATGGCCGGGTCGTCGATTTTGGGGGCCGGCGGAGGTGCGGGCGGTAAAGCCGGCGCACTCGGGCTGAATCCGGGTAAGATCATTGAGTCCTCGCGAGATAGCGATAAAGTTGGTATGGCGTCTGGGCGAAAGAGCGTATGCAAAGCAGTGCCTTGACAAATCCAACACAATTGGCAACAGCAAAAAGGGAGCCGGTTAGCTCCCCCTGCTCGGTTTCGATAACCGTGTAGCCCTGCGCCTCGAAAAACCCCCGCAGGTCGTAATCGGCTGCCTCGACGGTCTGCACCACAGGGCGCCCATCGCGGGCATCGAACATTGTCCAGTAAGTACCGTCATTGAGACAAGCAAAGACGTGCCTGAAGCCGGGCTTGAGCAGCCACTTGTATCTTGCGTTTTCAGGATCAAGAAAGACTACGAGAGCCTTCAATGAACCCTTATCCCGACTTGTTCTCTGAGGGCGGTGAGGGCCGCTTTCCAACCCTGTTTATTGATATTTTCGTCGCACTTCTCTATCGATAGCTCGGGCTTGCCGGGGTTCCATGCTTGGTGGACCCGCCGCGTAATCACCCGTAACCGTTCCAAGTCCTTAGGATCAAGATCAGCGATAAACCGCCCCTCGCTTTTCAATTCTTTGCCGATAACCGTGGCCTCGCCAACCAGCAACCGAACGTCCGGCCCCTGAATGTAATCAGGCACCCTGGGAACTCTTTCCTGCCCCGGTTTAAGCTCACGCATAATCAACGGCCCGATAATCACGCCGTATTGCCCGGCGATATCAGCCAAACCCGCCCGTAAATCCTTTTCAAATTGGGCCTGTAGCTCTGGGGGCTCCTCACCCGTCATCCAGATGGCCTGTTCGATTACCTCGCCAATCATCGTCCGAACTTCATCGGATCATAGTAACTGTTCGCCCATCGGGGCTTTTCCGGGGCGCGGTACAGCACCGTTTGGGTCTGGGCCTTGTCTCTCTCCTTGAGATAGGCAGCCAGGGTTTCTTTAGTCCAGCCGTTGGCCCTCTCGTCGTCGGTTAGCTCAACCATGCCTTCTCCACTGGTGAGGCGAGTACGAACTATTCGCCCTGCCCGGCCTGTTGCCACGCTTGCCAACCTTCTTGGTCATCGACGGGAACAAGTCCGTCATGGCCCATACCATGGCGTCAAGTCTATCCGGTGAACCCTCGCCCTCATAGCCAGCCGCCGTCATAAGGCACATCTGGTCCTCCAACTCGGGATACGCCCCGACATGAGATACCTTGCCCATGGTGTAAAGCGCAGCGATTGGTTCCGCCCTGACATGCTTGCCTCTTGTCGCCCGGACCTCGATAATCCGCAAATTAGGCCGCACAGTCTTCAGGGTGTGCCGGACCATGGCCCCGCCCTGGTTAATCTCAATCACAATCGCGTCAGCCTCATAAGTGTCCAACGCAGCAATGGCCCTCTCAGCCCACTTCTGCGGGCCACCACGGCACGTCACGTCGGCAAGAACATAGCCTCTCCCGTCCTCCCCTACTCCGACAACCACGATGCCATGCTCATTCGAGTTTTCGCCAGTTCCCACGGCGGGATCAACAGCAACCACAATCCGGCCCATTTCAGGTGGCTCCTGAACCCGGCCCTCATGCAAGGTGCGTCTATCCCAAATAGCCCCCACAGCAGCAGGCTCATACTGGCCTAACCAGATATGTCCATATCGATCCCGCGCATGAAGCGCGTCCCAAGACCGCTCCTCTTGCAGTACTTCAGGAAAGAACGGGTTGTCCTCGTAATTGACCTGAACAACAGTCGCGTCGTCTGGGACTATCGGCCCCCTCAGAAACCCATCAACAGGATCGCTGGCATGACGCGGGTTCCACGAAAACCATATCTCGGACCCAGGCTTGCGAATCGTCGGACGAAGCATTTCCAAACTGCCCGAAGACATGGTTTGAGCCTCCTCCACATAGGCGACGTCGAAACCCTCCAGACTCTTGATCGACTCCTTGGTATGTTCCTGCATCCCCTGGAACAGAATCACCCCGTTCCCAGGACACCGGATACTGTCAGACATCATCGTGAAGTGTTCTTCGACACCAAGCGACCGTATCTTGTCCTCCATGAGCAACTTCACAGACTCACGAAGCGACTTCTGAACCTCGCGGACACAAACAATTCGCGCCCCAGGTGAACGCAAACACCACTCCACAGCAGCCTCGGCAAAGAAATGGCTCTTGCCACTCCCGCGCCCGCCATGAGCGCCCTTGTACCGCTTTGGACCCAACAGCGGCTCAAACGCCCGAGCCGTGCGTATCTGGACAACCGTCATTCATTTTATCCAAACTACAATCTTAAAGATGACGTGGGTTATAGCCAACCAACTTGCTTAGGGTGCCCCGGATGTGTTTTCTAATAGCGGGTTCATCCTTAGTATGGTGCAGCTTGACGTAAATATCTTCCAGACCCTTGGCTTGATACCCTGAAGCCGCCCAAGCCTTCCACAATTCATCGCTGCCCGCCTTCTCAAATAGACGATTCAACATTAAAATCTGCTGCTGCTGTTTAGATAAATTCCCGACAAAAGCTACGTGTTGTTTTTTCGTCATCGTTCCCGCCGCGTCCTTAACCCATTGTGGGGCATTCGGCATGCGATTTAATATGCTGCGAGCGGCGGTCTTCCGTGTATCGTTTATCAATTGGTAATAACCAGTAGCCGACGTTTTCGGGCTCACAACAGTCTGGGGGTCACTGCTTGTACCCGATTCAGCGTGCTGGATTACGTCTGCCAGTAACTTAAACTTGTCATCTGGTACAGCAACCCCCGTACGCTTCGTCAGTTCGCCAGCAAATAATTGGGTGATGGGATCGCCCAAAACCCGCGCCTGCCGCCTACTCGACCGTACCGCTGGGGACGCAGGACTATCCGCCCCAATAACCGCCCCAACCCTGCCATTAGATTCAATAGGAGTCATGCGGCCAAGTCCCCATAATGAACAACACCCCTTTCAGTCGGGCGAACTAGCATCGCGCCGTCAACAACCGCCTCATCACTATTCA